AAAAAAAGAACTGGCACAAAACGTATTGCAAACTTTGGTAGTAATCCTGCATTTACAGCATTAGCAAGTCTTAGACAAAGTGTAAGAATAGAACCTTTTATATTTTCAGATGATGAAAAATATATAATAGCATTTAGTAATACACGAATAGAGATATTTCAGATTAGTCCTACTGATGGTACTGTGTCATCTATTCAGTCACTTACTAGTCAATCATGGTTAGTCAATACAACATCAGCACCATATCTTGAGGAGATTACTTTTGCACAGCAAGGTGATCTGATGTTTATATGTCATAATACATTTCAAACTAGAATATTAGAAAGAACTGGTCTTACTACATTTACTATATCAACTTTTAATTTTGATACATCAAGAGATGGCAATGATATTTTTCAGCCATATTTTAGTTTTCAACCATTAGGTATGACTATAACTGCGAGTGGTACAACCAGTAGTGTTACACTTACTACATCAGCAGATTATTTTGTATCTGGTCATGTAGGTGTTGATCTATTAATAGGTGAAACAAGATGTCGAATAACTGGGTTTACAAGTGCTACAGAAGTTACTGCTACTGTAGGTGGTACGTTAACACAGCAACTTGAAATAGATAGTCTTAAAACATTTGAGGGTAGTGGCACTATTAGAGTTACAAAAGCATTACATGGTCTTGCTACTGGAGGATCTGTTACTTTTGAAAGAGCAGGTGCAGTAGGTGGTATAGCTAATAGTAATATAAATGGTCCAAGAACTATTACTGCTGTTCCTGATGAAAACACATTTGAATTTTTAGCAGGTAGCAGTGCCACTGCTACATCTAGTGCTATAGGTGGGGGTAGTCCTCGTATTGTTACTGGTGCGGCTACTACTGAGTTTAGTGAGCAAAGCTATTCTGCTCTTCGTGGATATCCTGCGGCAGTTACATTTCATCAAAATAGACTTTGGTTTGGTGGCACACTGGCACAGCCTGATGGTATATGGGGAAGTAAGTCAGGATTATTTTTTAACTTTGATGTAGGTGATGCTGAAGATAATGATGCTTTAGATCTTACTGCTAATGTGGGTGAGATATTTTCAATAAGACATTTAGTATCTAATAGAGATTTACAAATATTTACTACTGGTGCTGAGTTGTTTATTCCTACTATTTCTAATAAACCAGTAACTCCTGCTAATGCACAGATTAGAAGGCAAACACCATTTGGTTCTAGTTTTGTTAGACCTACAGTATTTGATGGTGCTACTTTATTTATACAGAAAACTGGTAGTGCGTTAAGAGAGTTTTTATTTACAGATCAAGAAGGAGCATATACATCTGTTGCTGTATCAGGTCTTGCACCACATCTTATATTAGATCCAGTGCAACAAACATCTATCAAAGGTGCTTTGAATAGAAGTGAGTCATATGCTTTTCTTATTAATAATGATGGCACTATAGCTGTATTCTATTCTGTAAGAGGAGATCAAAAAGCAGGGTGGAGTTTATGGGATACACAAGGATTATGGCATAGTATATGTGCAGTACATGAAAGATTGTTTGTAGTTTGTGCTAGAGATGATGGTTCAGGCACAACTAAGTTGTTTTTAGAAGAGTTCCAAGATGATATGCCAATGGATTTTTGTAATACATTTAGTGGTAGTAGTAGTGTGTTTGGTAGTCTAGGTTCTCATTTTGCAAATAATGCTGTAGTCAAAGCAACAAATGGTAATGATTTCTTAGGGGAGTTTACAGTAGCAAGTGCAGAGATAGATGCTAGTGCTGTAAAGAGTGGATTAAGTCAAGCATTCATAGGTTATGCTTTTACTCCTACTCTTAAAACATTACCTATTGATGCGGCTATACAAGGTGGTCCTTTAACTGGTGAACCTAGACAAATACCTAAAGTAATATTAGATTTAAACTCAACACTTGCTGTTAGTGTGCAAGGACCAACCACAACATCATTAACAAGGGATTTGGTTATAAGAAATACAACAGATACAATTACTGGTGGTTTTTTAGAAAGAACTGCTGTAACTGGTAAAGAAGAGTTTAGGTTATTAGGATATAGTCGTGATCCTAGAGTTATAGTATCACAGTCTTTTCCTTTAGATTTACAGATTAATGGAATGATAGTAGAGGTGGCATTTTGAGTTTACCATTAGCATTAGCGATAGGATCAAGCCTTGTTACAGCAAGAGGTTATCAACAAGCGGCTAGAGCGGCAAAAATGGAAGGTGCTTTGACTGCTCGTAATATTCAAGAACAAGCTAAAATAAGAAAGTTACAAGCACTTCAAGAACATAATTCTATTATGCAAAACTTAGAATCTTTTAAAAATACTAATGCGGCAATTAGTGGTGTCTTAGGTAGAGATATGGGATCTGATAGATCTTTAAAGGCAATTATAAAAAGAGCAGATAAAGATAATATAGAAGCAATACAAAGAGCAAACTATCAATCTCTTGCTGAAGTATCTAAGTTGGCACAACAAAGAGAAATGACAAAACTAAAAGCAAGCAATTTAAGTAAAGCATATAGATTGAAAGCCTTTGGTACTTTAGTATCAGGTGCTTATCAAGCAAGTAGGATTACATAATGGTAGAGTTTATAAGATCTAAAAGAACATCTTTTGTTAATAAGCCAGTTGGTGTAGTTGCCGCAGATACTGGTGCAAGACAGTTAGGTTTGTCTGTAGCTGAATTTGGTAACTCAATGCAAAAAATATTTTGGAGAGAAGCGGAAAAAGAAGCTATAGAAGGTGATGTTAACAAAGCTAATACATTAGCAATAAGAGATGATAAGAATAATTTAAAATTTGAAAGACCAAAAGTAACAGCAGTAGGTCAAGCTAAGTTTGATGAAATATTAAGAAATAGATATGCAAATGAAATTCTTATTAGATCAAAAGCTAAGTTTGGTGAGCTTCATGCACGATACACAAGTGACAATAAATTTGATAAAGATGGCTTTGATACAGCGGCTAATAAATATATACAAGGTCATATTGAATCTTTTAGAGAAA